CTGAGCAGCAATGTCCTGGAGCAAGGGGCAACTGGCGGTACCGCAGCCGTGGACCTGGCTGCGGGCAACATCGGGCAGGATGCCCACCTGGGCAGCAACGCCCTGGAGCAAGGGGCAACTGCCGGTAACGCGGCCGGGGATCTGGCTGCGGGCAACATCGGGCAGGATGCCCAACTGAGCAGCAATGTCCTGGAGCAAGGGGCAACTGGCGGTACCGCAGCCGTGGACCTGGCTGCGGGCAACACCGGGCAGGATGCCCAACTGAACAGTAACGATCTGGAGCCAGGTGCAGTTGGCGGGAACAGCAACGGGGCCCAGAGTCTGGCACTGGGTGATGATCCTGAGGCCGCGCTGTGGGTCCGTTCTGTTTCGGAGCATGGTTTCCGGCGTATCGGCATCAGATTCACTCCTGAAGGGCAGTGCATCCGTATGAGCGATCTAACCGACGACCAGGTCAATGCGTTGATCGGCGATCGCAACCTGGTCGTCGAGGCTACCTGGTACGAGGGGCAGAACTGACATGCAGTACATTACTGCAGTTCAACTGGCAGAGCGGCCTGGTGCCAAGGAGCTCTCCCAGGTTGCAACCGCCGAGCACTTGCGGATTGTGCCTGCCGGCCTAATGGAAGCGACGCTGAGGGGTGGCGATCGTTCCGCCTGGACAGCCGACGAGCTGGTTGCTGCAGATGATGCGATGCAACGGATCGAGGACACTGTCAGCCAGGCCGAGAGCTTGGTTGACGGCTACCTCGCCCGGCGCGGTTACAACCTGCCGCTCAACCCAGTACCTGACCTGGTCACCGGTTGGGTACGTGATATCGCTCGCTACCTTCTGCACAAGGATCGCGGCGGTAAAGAGGACAGTGATCCGATTGTCAGAGCCTACAAGGACGCATTGAAGTTCCTGGACCTCACTGCAAACGGTCGATTCAGCCTCGGCGGCAACGATCCAATCCAGACAAATCCGAACAGCCTCGACGTGCGCTTCGACGCGAGCCCAAACGTCTTCAGCCGCGACCAACTGAGGTCGTTCCGATGACCTCGGCGCCGTTCAGCACCCGCGTCGTGATCGACCGCCTTACCGCTGAGGTGCCGGAGTTTCAGATCATCGCCGGCACTGCCGAGTACGGGACAATCATGAGCCTGCGAGAGTTCAGGGCTGACAGCGCCTACGTTCTGCTTGCAAGGGAGCGCGCGGACGGCGAAGCGCCTAAGGGAGGTCGACAGCGGGCTCTGTCGACGTTCGGCGTAGTCATCGCGGTCCGCAACTATCGGGATCGAATGGGTGGTGAGTCTCTGGAAGAGATCAGTTCTCTCATCGGCAAGTCGCGGGCGGCGCTCATGGGCTGGTCACCACCAGTCAATGGCGGTCGGCCCTGCAAGTGGATTCAAGGTGATGTCCTGGACTTCGACAACGAAACGTTGCTCTGGTCCGACGTTTACGAAACTCAACACTTCATCGGGGTAGCCCCATGAGCAGCAAGAAAGAAAAGGTCGTGCTGATCGCCGACCACAAGCACGCCGGCCAGGCCTTTGTCTCAGGCGACTCGATTGAGGTCGACGAGCATGAGAGGGCCTTTTTGATCCGTCACAAGAAGATTGCCGGCACAGTAAAGCCAGCGTCTGCACCACAGGAGTAACACCATGCTCGTATCTCTCCAGGGCAAAATCTGGCTTGCTGAGCGCAGCGCGCAAGGCAAGTATGAGAAACCGGTCTGGGTCGGCAACGCCCCTACAGCCACGTTGCAGCTCGCCACCGAAACCACCAAGAAGACCGAGAGCTACTCCGGCAACCGCCTGCAGATCGGCGAGCTGGATCGCGGCAAGACAGCCACTCTCAACCTGACGCTCGATGAATGGCTGCCCTCGAACCTGGTTCTCGGACTGTACGCAACCCAGTCGGACATCGTCGCCGGGACAGTAACTGCGGAGCCACTGCCTGCAGAGCTGAAAGCCGGTGAGTTCATTCGGCTGGACCATCCTTTCGTGTCCGACGTTGTGCTGACCGCTGCCGCGCCATTGGTGGTTGGTACCGACTACCGAATGGAGTCCGCACCTGGTGGTCTGATCGAGATCCTCAAGGACACCAGCGCGGCCGTGAAAGCCGCGTATTCATACGAGAGCGTCACGTCCCTGGCCATGTTCACTGACAGGCCTCCAGAGCGCTGGCTGTTCCTCGATGGCATCAACACCGAAACCGGTGAGTCGGTCCTGGTCGACCTGTACCGTTGCAAGTTCAACCCGGTCGGTGACCTGGGCCTGATCCATGACGAGTACGGTTCCCTCGCACTCACCGGATCGGTGCTGTTCGACACGTTGAATGCCCGTGAAGCCAACCTCGGCGGCTACGGGCGCATGGTCAGCAAGAAGGCTGCCTGATCATGGCCCAGCGAGCGGAAGCAAGGCCGCAGGCTCCCGAGGTGGGAGCCGATGACCTCAACGTGTTGCACCCGGATCTACCTGCGAAGATTGCTGGTCGATCGATCGTAGTGCGTGAGTACGGTTTCATTGAAGGACTGAGGCTGCGACCGCTGCTGCAGCCATTCCTTGATGATTTGCACGCAGTCACCGTTGGCGGCGGCCTGCCTGAGTTGGAGGGGATCGTTGCCATCATCGGGAAGCACGCAGACGCTATCTCTGAGGCGATATGTGTCGCAACCGGCGTAGAGCTCGAATGGCTTGAAAGTTTGAGCCAGGACGATGGCCAGCACCTGCTGATGCTCTGGTGGTCAGCCAACGGCCCTTTCTACATTCGCAGCGTGTTCCAACGGATCGTCGCGGAAAGGGCCGTGACAACCCGTCACGCTGGGGAAGCATCTACGCAACCCTTATCGGAGCAGGATACGGCGACGCCGACTCGATCGGGCGAATGACCGAGCGCCAGATCCTGCTTCACTTCGACTGTTACTGGCGCCTACGGAAGTTTCAGCGGGCCGAACAACTGATTGACATGAACTTGGCATTCGCAGGCGGTGAAGAAGCCGAAAAGCGGCTATCTGATCTGACCAAGTGAAATGGGAAACCTCTGAAAAAAAGGGCTTGAAAATGGTGAAACACTAGTGGTGCGGCGAATGGCCCGCGTCTACTAAAAGGTGAATCACCATGAAATTGATCTTCAAGTCACTGAAACACATGCTCAAGAGCAAGGCTCGTACGGCTGCGGAGCAGCATAAACAGGAGCAACAGGAAAAAGTGGATCGAGCAATCCAGGCCATGGATGAGTTTCTGGAGATCTACAAGCAACATCAGTAACACGTCGCCGCCCTCGGGCGGCTTCTTTTTGCCTGGGCAAAAGTACGCTGGGCGCCCATTACGCGATCCTGCAGGGACTTTCCACTGCATGTATCGATCCTCATGGCCGCCGGCAAAGACCTCGAAATCGCGCTCCGCTTAAAAGCAGACCTCAAGCAGGGCCAGGCCGCCCTTGAACAACTGGGGGATGCCGTCACAAAAACGGGTGATGACGCCGCAAAAGCTGAGGTACAGCTGAATCACCTCGGCGAGACTGTCGACCAAGCGAAGACCCGAATCCAGGCAATCGTTGCGGCGACGCTGCAGCAGAAAGCGGCCCAGCAAGAGTACGTCTCCACCACTTCGCGTAGCGCCGAGGCGACTCGGTCGGCTACCGCATCTGTTGACGCTTCAACCGCCGCTCACAACGCATCTGCGGCAAGTCAGGCCAGTGCTGAGCGTGCAGCGCGTTCGCGCGCGGCAAGCGAGCAGACAGCAACAGAGGAAACAGTCAAAGCCACGGCTGAAACCCGTCAGCAAGCCGCAGAGCTAGCGAAACTACTTGGCACACTGGATGGTGCTGAGCGTGGTCTCGCTCGCCTCGATACGACAGAGCAGGCGCTGAACAAGGCCTATCGCGAAGGGCGTCTTGAGCTTGATACCTACAGATCCGCCCTGGAAAAGGTTGAGCAACAGCGTAACGAGCTGAACAGCAAGACCCCTGAAGCAAGGGCTGCGGCGAAGGCTGCAGCTGAAACGCGAGCTCAAAAGGTTGAGTTGGATCGCTTGCTCGGCAGCGTAGATAGCACCACACGTGCTCTTAACCGCCTCAACACGACCGAGGAAGGGCTGACCAAGGCCTATCGTGAGGGTCGACTCGAACTAGGGGCATACAACAGCGCGCTGGAGAAAATCCGAAGCCAGCGTGACGCACTGACCAACGTAGGAAACGAAGCAAAGTCTTCGACTGCTGCAGTCAGCACGCTGGGGACCTCGATCCGCAAGGTCCAGCAGTTGCTGGCAGTTGGTTTCGCCGGCTACGGGTTGACATCTGCGTCGCAGGCGATCGTCAACACCAACCTCCAGTGGCAGCAGGCCCAGTACACCATGGAAGCCGCTACAGGCTCTGCCGCCAAGGCACGCCAGGAACTGGAGTATGTCCGCGAGGTGTCCGAACGGCTCGGCCTGGAGCTTCTGAGCACCTCCCAGAGCTATGCCCGGCTTGTTGCTGCTGCGAAGGAAACTCCGGCCCTGGGCAAATCACTGCACAGCATTTTCGAGGGGGTTACAGCTGCAGCAACCACCCTTCACCTGACGAAATCTGAGACTGACAGCGTCCTGCTGGCCCTGGAGCAGATGGTCAGTAAAGGAAAGGTTCAGACGCAGGAGCTGGTGCTGCAGCTCGGCCAGCGAGTACCTGGTGCTTTTGCACTTGCGGCGAAAGCTCTGGGCACGAACACCGAGCAACTGAGCAAGTGGTTGGAAAAAGGCATG